CGGTTATAACGTAATAGTTCATCGAAACGTTTTTCTTTCCAAAGTTGGCCTGGAAGTTTATCGATGTCAATTTTTCCAGCTCCTAATTCTTTTTGTGCAACGTATTCTAAGGAATATGAATCCATTTCCTTGATAACCATTTTCTTGTATGCTTTAAGATAATCTATATTTATTCTTCCTCTGATCCTGTATTCCATACGTTCTCCATTATGGTACGGTTTAATGGGTTGTCCAAGTCTAGAGAGTAATTCGGTCGGTACCTGAAGGGCTTCCATACGTTCATATAGAAAAGGTATATCAAACCTATCACTATTCCAGCCTGTAATAATGTCAGGATCAACATTCTTTATCACCTTTGCAAATTCTATTAATAATTTTCTTTCAGTGTCACATTCTAAATCTGGATGCCACATTAATTCATAGTATTTTCTAGCATATGAATCGTAAGCCACGATAGATAAAATTTGTCCATCGCTTGGTGTAAAACTGGTGGTTTCTATATCAAACATTAAAACTCTAGGTTCTCCAGGACTCACTAACTCATGTGCTTTATCCACCATAAATCTTTTAGTAAAACTAATATCTCCTTCAAAAGTTTCTTCATAATCCTTTTGAATTTGTCTTGACAACCAGAATTTCTTAACATTTCGTTTTCTTACAGGTTTACCAAAGAGGGTCTTATGTTCACCATTATCATCTGGAATATAAAAGTAATGAGTGAAATCATGAACCTCCTTTTCTAACTCATTATATTGATTCCTGATAAAAGTGACAATTTTAGCCCCATCTCTGGTAAATTGCACTTCTACAATTTTCATTTTTTCTGTTTCCTCATATATTCTTCATATTTTTTCCATACATCTGCTATAATATTTATTGAAGATTCAATTTTTTTAGATGCTTTACTTATTTTTGGTATGGTTAATTCTTCACCACACATTTTACATAGTATAATTTCTATTCCAAATTCTTCTTCTGGAACAATTACAAAATCTGTATATCCACATTTTTTACAACTAGCTCTCATATAAACCAACTCCTCCTGTTGAAAAATCACCTATAACTTCATATTCCTTTTTTGGTTCTTCTTTAAATACTGATTTTGTGTTACACATTAAGTTCCATTCAACTATTTGTTTAATAACTTGTAACCAAATATTAGCAGTTGTTTCTGTATGTTCCTCTGTATGTAAAATCATATCTCCTGGTTCAATTGCTAAAACAAAATCAACACCATGATTAACTTCATGTATAAATGAAATTAACTGCATTTCATCTGATAATCCTTCCCATATACGTATTTCTGAATTAATAAAGTCAATCTGAGCAACATTTGCTACATCATTTTCTTTATCAAATAATGGTGGGTCTTTAGTATATCTAATATCATATTCAACACCGCCAATAGAAATAGATGGGGGTATTTTAAATGTAACCATTTTTACAGCTCCATCAGTTCTGGTGCAATTTCATCTATATTAAACTGCTTATTAATAACTCTTCGTTCTTTGGTTAATTGTAACCGTATAAATGCTTCCGGTAGAATAGGTAACATCATTGCTTCTGCATAACCAGTGTATCTTAAAAAACTTCCAGTAAATACATAATGACGTCTTTGTACTATATTTTTACCACTTTCAGTTGGCATGAATATTGGTCTTGAAAAATGTTTACACCTGTGATTATGTCCCTGCATGTAAATATCAGCGACTATATGTTGTGTTTCTCTGATCATTTTTCCTTCAGCTGTATGTTCATGCATGGATGAACCTTTACCATGACTAGTATAGATTTTAACATCCTCACCATTTATTTTAAATGTGTCAATGAATTGTGTACCTGATTTAGTCTCTAATGCCTGTGCTATAATTTTCATTACGTCTAAATCAAAATCTTTTGATAATCTCGCTTCGTGATTACCAATGCATGATGAAATGATATCTTTTTTATATGGTTTAAATGCATCAATCACGTAATCTAATTGATCATTTAATGTCATATTTGTTCTGAATGAAGCATTCCCTACCTGTTTATTTGCAGATTCTGTTAAATCTCCACATAAATAAATACGTTTATATCCTTTAATTGCATCAATTTGATCTAACATTAAATTAAAATATTCTTCATTAAATTCTTGACTACCTACATGAAGATCACTGATAGGTATAATATGCACGAACTGATTCCCTTTTAACCTATAACTTTTTTTGACCATTCTTTTTTCTCCGTTTCTTTTTATCTTTTCTCAAATGCTTTGTACCATATTTTGTCCATATTTTTCCGGGCTCTGCATTATAAAATCCATCCCGATGTATATATGTCAATTCAAGAAGATTTGCCATAAAATAATCTTCTTCCATATCAATTACTTCAAATTGCCATCCTTTACGCCATTTATTAAATGTTCTTTGCATATGAGGATTGGCATGTTTCTTTAAATATAAAGCTTGCATATGTTGTTTGAATCTTCGGGTTGGATTTGTTGTTTGTCCGATATAACATTTCTTGATATATTTATGATAAATCCTGTAGATGTAATTCATTTATGATTCTCCCGCCAATTAATTAATAGCAAGAGATAACCAACAATTTCTTTTAAGTCACTGTCATATTTAGGGTCATCGATATTCATGAGTTTAATACGACCAAGTTTATCATCAAGACGTACACCGATTAGAACTTCTGGATCTGCAAGTTTATTAAATACAACCTGAGGACTGTATATAGAATCCCCATATTTGGCATTTTTCTTTACTAATTTTTCTTCTAAGATTTCATCCATTATTTTCTGGATATCTTCTCGTTTAAACTTCATGTAAAATCACCTTTTGGTATAGGGTAAATGGTATATTTATACCATTTTCCCATCATCAATATTTAGCCAAACTTCATCAATGATCTTAGCAGTGTTATTATCACACCACACTCTACCTATATCATGCTGGCTACCTACACTAAGTGCTGCTGCTGGATCTACACGTGTCCATTCAGTAAATTCTTTTCCATAAATTTGCATTCTTATATGTCCACCACTTGTACATTGTACTCTAACATACCGCACAGTATATCCCATTTCCCGGGCTAAATCTCCACTTAATTGTGTAATATCTGTACAATTAAGTCCAGTTTTATTTTTCAATGCTTCAATTGCTTGGTCTCTAGTTTTAATATCATTATAATAATATCCATATCCACGACCTTTGATTTTATTATAATATTCTGTGAAACTATTAAACTGTCCAAGGAATGCTTCTAATTTTGTTTGTATTGGTCCAACTGTTCTTATAACTGGTGGTGTTTTAAAATAAACTCTTGTGGGCCATTCTCCATTTTTATCTCTATAAGCCACCCATCTTTTAAACATATCAGCATATGTATTCCAGTCAACATGGTCTTTACCAATAATTGATATAAAAACCATTTTTGGTGTTGTTTTAGTTCTTTTAATGAATGCTGCAACTCTTTTCATCATATCTTCAAACTGAGCCCGGGTCACATATCCATCTGTATTACTCACATCTTGCATTCAATCTGCCTCCTTTTTATAAAACTTAATTGCGTTGTGACTTTATCACGTCTAAATGTATAACTCATATCAATTGGAATATCATCAATTGATTCAATTATTTTTTCTATTTCTTTAATTTTCTTCATTAACTCTTCCATTTCGCTCCCTCTTCACATTCCGTTTTGCTTGTTCATATCGTTCTTGAGATAATCCTATCATCATTCCAAAAATTGCTGATTCAGAAAAACCTCTTTTTATTAAATCTTCTATTCGTAATTTCATATGGCCCACCTCAGCCCACCTTAAGCCCACCTCCAGGCCCACCTCACCTAGAACCATGGAGCTGGCTTTAATTTACCAAATGGGTTTTTAGAGTACTTATCACTATTTTTTTCTTTACCTATTTTTTCATAAATTTCCAGAGGTGTGGCCCCATAGATGTATGGGATTTCTTCAACATATTCATCAATTAATTTTTGGTCAAAGTCAATAGGTTTATGTCCAAGTTTTTCATGTTGTGATATTATATATATATTTTTATTACTTCTAGGAACTTTTTCAATTGCTTCAATTAAACCCGCATCCGATAAATTCCTAAATATATCACCATATTGTAATCCTCTAAATTTCCTATTTTTTCGTAATTCTAATTGTGCACTTCCAACTGAAAATATAGTTTTACATTCTTTAATATGAATTTCACCTTCTAAAAATTCATGTAACTCTGCTTCACTATATTCCTGATAATATTTTAATAATTGATTAAATACATTTATTGCAACACCACTTAAATTATTTGATGGATTCATTAATTGAGCAACAATCATATTATCCTGTTTAGTTGAAATATAATAATACATACCATCAACATCAATCATTTCACGTTCATGCGCATGTAAATATGTAACAATTTTAACTAATTCAGGATATTTAGTTAATGCTCTTTTAAAATATTCATCATCTTCAAACCACTTTTCAAGACAATAATAATACGGATTAATTACATCTGTATCATCTCTTCCAATTGTTTGGAGATATCCATGTAGCATAGGTAATTCATTTCTTATAATATTCTTTGTTTTCTTATTCCAAATAGAACCAGATTGCATATATCGTACAAACATTGATACCTGTTCATCGCTTGATTCGGGGGTTGCTGTTAATCCTCTGCTTAAAAATTGATCATCAACATTTTCTGTATTTACTGATGTAAATAATACACTAGGATATCCTTTTAATTCCATGAGTATTGTTTGTCTTTCACCTGTTACTGGATCTGGATTATCTGCTACTGCTTCAAATTCATCATGTCCTTCTGTTGTCATCTTTTTGTATTTATGCATTACTCGTCTATAATCTTCGTAATCTTTTGGGTCACCTAAATCTCCCATAGTTAATATCTTTTTATCTAGATAATCCAGTCCTTGAATCTGTCCTTTTCGTACTAATGCTGCTGGAGTTTTTAATCCATTTTCAATAAATTTCTGTGGCACTAAATTAAGCACGGCTTCTTCTATAAATGATTTACCTTCACCAGCCTTTCCTAATGCCATAAACCATAATGGTTTAACTCCACTGAATGTTCCAAATGCACATAAGAATCCAATTAAAACATTTCTTGCTTCTCCTCCACTAAACCATCTTGAAAGATATTCAAGATATCCAAATAATGTTAAATCGTTTTCATCTAAGAATTCATAAAATCTATCTGCTTCTTTGTGTATTTGTTCTATTTCATATTCTTCTTCTTTTTTACGTTCTTGTTCTCGATATGTATCTAATTCACTTATAAAATCTATATATTGTTTTTTGATATTATCAAGTGCTAATGATAAATTAAGTCTTAATATCTTTGCATCAAAATTTTTAAGTATACTGTTACCAAGTTCAATACGTTGCATGATTTGTCTAAAATCATCACTGTTTGTTGTAATTTTATCAATAGATTTTGATAACTGTTTTTCAGCAATCTCAGCTGTAGTTTCACCAGTTTCTTTATTATATCCACGGATGAATAATGTTTGTAATCCTTTATCTAAATCGATTTCAACTGATAAAACAAATCCATCTGTAAACTCACTAAATAATTCTTTCATCTACTCACCTCCCTCAAATAAATAAAAAAATAGAGGAAGTTTAATACGCGTATAATACTTCCTCTGCTACTTTTTCCCATTCTACTTTACCAGGTCTCCTATTTTCATGGTCAATGATTACAACATTATCTACATTGAAAAAGGTAATAAATTGCCCTTCTCCACTATACTTACGTCCAATGATTGATTTACCTTCTAAGTCAATATTGACAACGAGAATATTATGAAATATTGTTTCTCCCATTCTAATATCAACAATTCTATTAACATGTCCTAGTATCTGTTTCTCCCACGATTTCATCATTATCTTCGTCCCCCACCAAGTTCATTATCTGTTATTATCCCTGCTACCCAATCACCGAACATGAATGTTTCACTTAAATAATGTACTTCAAAGTCGGTATGGAATTTAATTATCTGTTTAACTATTGCTTCTAAGTATTTGAAAACTTTTTCTTCAAGTTCTAAGAAATCACCATGATGATCAATTATTTCTACACCTTCACTTGTAATCCTATAAATTAATTGTTTTCCTGACATTTTTCTAGTGTTTCTGTGATATATATTAATATCTTCTTTTTCTTTTTCGAAGTCATCACCATATGCTTGTCTTAAAACATTTTTAATAGCTGCATGTGTTGGTGGTGGTAAAATACTTTTAAGTTTACTTTCAATGATAATATTCTCTGTTACATAATGTACAGTTGTGTACATATGTTTTTCTTCATACATCATTTCAACTTCAACAGCGCCATCTGAATATATGGTCCCAAGAACTTCATTTGTTTCTCTTAATATTGATGAACCATCCTTAAACGCACCGGATAGAAACATTGTGTTTTTATGATATGATACATATGTTCCATGGAATTTAATTAATGTTCCAAAGAACTTTCTGTAATTACCTTCATTACGAATCTCTACTTCTAATTCACCTTCGTTCTCCATGATAAGTTCTTTTTCGTCTCTAAGTATTTTTGGTAGAATTTTATCAAGTATGATACTTGTTACAATTTTATCTTCAAACTCAGCTGAAACAGTAGTTTCATGTCTACCTAATTTAATCTTAAATTCACCATCACTAATCATTTGATGGGTTAATTGTTTAAATGCACGCATATTTCTCAACTCCTATAACTCTTTATCTTTAAAGTATCTATCATATCTATTATATTGATACCAAGTGTATCCATTTTTCATAATCATTTTAACTCTTTCTTCTTTATCAGTTAATTTTTTCTCTGGTTTTATAAATTTTCTTATTGTATCTAAAAAGCTCATATTATCACCTATTTAAATAATTCTTTAAACTCTTTCTTAGTATATCTATGACCTTTAACTAAAAATGTATGATCTTGTTTATTACGCTTTTCCCATCTACGTGTTGCGAGATCATAATCATTTATTTCTTCATCGTCTTCTATAAACATTTTATTTTCTTCACACATTCATATCACCTCAAAAATATATGGAGAATTATTCTCCAGTGTAGATATCGTAGTCTTTAAAGTAGAAACTAGATTTTCCTGATTTCTTTTTACCAAGATATACTATTTTTACTGGTGTTCCTTCTTCAATTGTAGCCATTTTAGTTTTAAGTACAGCTGATGGGAATACAATATATTCTATTTCATCATCATCAAGATCGGTGAATTTCCAAAACATTTTCTCTTCATCGTCTCTTTTGTACTCAACAATCTCTAAAAGTCTACCCATAAATTCTTGTCCTTCTGTTTCAAAACGAACGATTGTGGCTTCTTTTTTCTCTACATTTTTAGATTCGATTTTATTCCATTTCATTTATATCACTCCGTACAGTTCTTTTCTTACAAATTTATATATTTTTTCAGCACTTATTGGATCTTCAAAATATCCTAAGTGTTTTCGTTTACCACTATAATGTATTTGGGATTGCCAACATTTTCTTTCTGGGTTTCTATCTCTGCTAAAACTTGTTCCTAAAAAATTACCTCTATGATTATTTTTACTAACAGCTGCTTTACTTTCAAATGAATTTTTAGTATAGCCGTGTAATTTCATATGTGTATTTTTAGACATTACAATTAAATTATATCTTTCATTGTTTTTTCTATTTCCATCTTTATGATGTGTTTCCCATTGTTTATGTGGTATTTCTTTTTCTAACCAAGTTAACAAACGCTTCATTACTTCACGGTGTTGCATTTCACCGGTTTCAATATTACGTAGATAGCCTCTATCTACCATATACGACATGTTTTCTTTCTCCTTCGTTCATTTCGTCCCGGTACTCCTTCTCAGGTCCCTAGGACTAAAAAATAAAAAAGGATTATTTTCTAAATTTGAGGTAAGCTAATAAACTAATTACAAGTAATCCAATGATAATAGCAACTGATATTAATTGAAGCTGTGTCATTAATAATGCACAGCCAATGATTGCTGCTATTGGCACATATGGATAGAATGGTACTGGGAAAGGAATCTTCATTCCTGGGTTTAACTGTCTTATACGTATTGTACACACTGCAACTAATATGAATATAATTAATGTTAAACCATTAACTAAATCAAATATAGATGCTAGTGGAGAAAATCCAGCGAGAAACATTGATACTATAGCTACGATAACTACTGCGTTGAATGGTGATTTAAACCTTTTATGTAGTTTACCGACACTTTTTGGTAACAATCCATCTCTACTCATAGCAAACATTGTTCGTGGAATTACAAACAATGATACTAATAATGTTGTTGTTAAACCTGCGAGTACACCAGTTGTAACGATAGTCATGAGCCAATTAAGACCTACATATTCAAGAGCATACTGTATAGGTATATCTAAACCTGCAAAGCTAGTGTAAGGAACCATACCAGTTAAAACTACTGCCATTAATATATATAATACTGAGCAGAAGAGTAATGATATAATAATTCCTAATGGTAAGTTACGTTTTGGATTCTTAGCTTCTTCAGCTGCTGATGCAACAGCATCAAACCCTGTGAATGCAAAGAATACCATAACTGTACCTGTGAGTATACCAGTTAATCCTAATGGAGCAAATGGTACAAAGTTTGCTGGGTTAATAAATAGTCCACCTACAACTCCGAATATAATAATAATAGCTACATTGACTATTACTATTAAGTTATTTACTGTTGTACTTTCTTTACTTCCTAATGCCACAATTGCTGCAAGTACTAATATAATCAGTACTGCAGGTAAATTAATTAATCCAAATGAAGGTAAGATTATTCCTAATGATTTAAATAATCCATAGAAGTAACCAGACCAACCAATAGCTACAACTGCAGCTACTACTGTATATTCTGTAATATGAATTACACCTGCTAAATATGCGTATACTTCACCCAATGCAACTTGACAATATGTATATAACCCTCCCGAGACGGTTATTATACTTGTAAGTTCCGCATAACAAAATGAAATAAATGCACATAGGATTGCACCAATAATAAATGAAACTATTACTGATGGTCCTGCTATGGCGGCTGCTAATCCTGATGCTATAAATATACCAGCACCAATAATACAACCGACACCAATAAAAATAAGAGATAGTAAACCTAAAGTTCTTTCAAACTTTTCTTTACCTTTCTCGATTTCAACTGCTTCCTCAATAGTTTTACGTGTGAAAATTGAGGTCAAGGAAAACACTCTCCTTAACCGAACATTGGGTCATCATTTCTAGGTGACATTGGATACCATTTAGTTGGTTCATTATCTTCCCAAGTTACACCTTCTTTTTTCTTTTCTGGTTCTTTTGTTTCAACTACTTCTTCTTTTTCTTCTTCTTTTATATATTCACCATGATCTTCTAACATTTTCATAGCAGTCTCTAGTTTATATTCAGCTTCATTTTTTTCCTTTTCAAGCTTATATGCCTGGTCATTTAGATGACCTACCATTTTAATTAAGTCCATCATAGCTTCTTCTAAGTATTCACCAAGATCTTCAAATCTTAAATCAGTTTGAGCTTCTACATCAGCTAATGCTTGTTTAGTCTGTTTTAAAAACTTTTTACTCACTTTTATTTTAATTTCAACTAATTCTTCACTCATTTTCTACTCCTCCTAATTATAATATTAATTCTGCATAATAATGATATGCACATACATGGCCATAATGTTTACATACTAATTTTTTTTCTTCATCAGTCATTTTATCATGCCATACTGGTAGTTGTTCTATTAATGCGCCATATGGGCAAATCATTCCATCACTGTCTTGGCATGGGAAATAAAGTTCTTCTTCTTCTGGTCCCCATTCACAAATTAATTTACCTTTCTCAAGGACCCATTTTTTTATCTCAACCATATTATCACACTCTTCTTTTTATTCCTTCTTTTATTAATTTTACTACAAATTTACTCCGGAATACACCTTCTGCCTCCGCCAGTGATTCTAACTCTGCAATAAGGTCTTTATCTAAATATATTGAAATGCTTCTTTTATTCCCGTACTCTGATGGAATTTTAATCCCCTCCTTCTATTTCTTTTATTACAAATTCATATATTATTCTTGCACTTAGTGGATCAGGAAAACCTGCAATTGTTTTTAAATGTTTTTTATATTGTATGTTTAATATAAATTTATGAGTTTTTCTATATCTAACACCTGCTGGAAAAATTCCATTTGTTGAAAGATTATTATTATTTTCTCGTCTATTTACTTTTCTAAGATTTTCCTTTTTATTATTTCGTTTATTTCTATCAATATGATCTGTATCTTCTTCTGGCCATTTCATTAATAATCTATGTACATAGAATTTCTTTTTTCCATATTGACTATAAATATATCCAGATGGTAATTCCCACCATTTAAAAACGGAAATAATCGGTAAATCTTCTTCGTCAATCTCAAAAATTCCTTTATTTGTTGGATAATACAATAGTATTCCTCCTTTTTAGCTATATTCTGTAGAAATCTAATATAATATTTAAAGGGCTCCGTAGAGCCCATTTTTTGCGAGATGATCTGAATGAATATAATTGAGGGACCACTACTTCCCTCTCTTCCTCATTACTTAGTGTCTGGTGGAGTATCTTGTTACTATTCTATAGAAACATTTATATAGTATAAGAGGGGATCCCTGGAGATCCCCATAGTTTGTGGTGATTTTTCTTTCGATACCCGTCCATCCACCCATTCGTATCAAATTATATAACAAAGTTTCGTTCTTGACATGCTTCTGTTTGGAACATTATATCATAATGTGTTAATCCAAATGGGGGACGTGTACGTCTTAGTTTATGTATTTTTCCTTCGTATTTTATTTCTAATGTTTCTACTTCTAATGCTTCGCATAATGCATTACAGTGATATCCATTGCCTATTATATCACTTAGATATAGGTCGTTGTCTACTACTTGCATTGGTGCCATGTAGATTAGTTCTAGTAAATCAATTTCATTTTCTAGTCGTGGTAATTCCTTTTTTACTGGTTTAGTTGACCAATCTATTACTTCTGCCATATTTTACACCGCCGATGGATTAAATACTCCTATTATTGTTACCTGGAGATATAATGTTGTATTTGGTGTACTATTTTGTACATCAACACTTACTTGCCACCCTCCTTGCATGGATGTACTTGAAGCCCATTTTACTTCTAATCCAGCTGATCCATCACTACTCCCATCATAAAATGTAGGTATAACATTGAGTACATCGTTGATTAAATATGAACAATTTGTTGCATAATCTACTGCATCTCCAATTTTACGCTGTACAATTAATGTGCTTCCATTACCACTTCCATCTGTTGCTACTGTGATATTTGCATTTTCAATAATATTTACTGGTTCTCCATATTGTATCGAACCACCAAAACTTCTTTGTCCCTGTGAATAATACGCTGTACGATTTCCAAATTGAAGATACATATAGTCAACTATTATTCCCTGGTTTGGTTCTAGTGAATGTACTGTTGATAATTCGAATTTATATTCATATTTTGCATCAAATTGTAACCATTGGTTTGCTAGGTAATTGTAATCTGATCCTCTTGGTGTGATTCCTATGTCACCTGACATACGATCATTAACAAAGCTTAATGGACTTGTTTTTATTATCTGTTTGGTTCTTGGGTGTCTTTTATATATATATCCTGTTAATATATTAGTGTATCGTGCTATTGGTGTTCCACCATCTCCTAGTACTGTCCAGAATACAACTGATAATAGCATTGTGTCTCTGAGTGTTCCTGCTGCAAACCATTTACTTTCAATAACCTTTTGCCCGGGACCATCTGCTCTTACTGCTTCTCCTCCAAGATATTCAACTTCATCTCCTTGATCATATATTATATATCCGTCTGGACCTTTTAGATCATATGAATCAATGATGAGGCCGGGGTTTCCCCCGACTCCTTTTATAGTTGATTCAGATGATACATGTGATCCTGTACTACGCTGTATTGTCATATTTTTATACCTCATATTCATAATCGATTTGTGTTATTTCTAGGCTATCATCTTCATCGCCTATAAAGTTTATTCTTGTTGTCATTCCTATGTATTTGTCTAGATCGGTTGCTCCTACATTATACACGGTTGCATCATTTAAAAACATTTGTTTACTGTAGTTCCATGTGTCACTTCCCTGGTTTTTCCATCGTATCATCATTGGCTGGTTTCTTGCCCATGTGCTTGGCATTTCAAATTCGTATTCATTTCCATAGTCGATTGTACTTGCTGTTGCTGGTGTTATTACTAGATCATCCCATGTTCCTGCACTATCACCATTTGCTCCTAAACCTTTGTATCTTCCTGGTATTACCTTTTTAACTGTTGCTCTTGTTCCATATGCTACATTGTTTAGGTATGTTGTTCCATCTACTTTTACTGTTATGTTGAATCCATCATCGATTATTTCGAATGCATATTCTGTTGCTGTTCCTAGTTTTGCTCCTAGCCAGTTTGCGCTTGTTATTTGTGTCCCGCTTCTACGGTCATATTCTACTAATCGTATTACTTGGTTTGCTCCATTCCAGATTGTATCTACACATATTAGTGTTCCATCATTTAATGATGGGGATGCTCTTGGTTCCCATAATCTTATATATGGTGTTCCTCCAACTGCTCCTTGAGTATCAAGTTTAAATCTGAATGTTGCTGTATATGCAATATTATTATCTTTAAAGAATACCTGGTTTAATGAACTGTCTGAACCATTTCCTGTATGTTTAAGACTGTATGTTCCGGTTACTGGATCAACAGATTCTACTGCTAATGTTCCAGCTATTGCTGTGAATTCTCTGTATGGCCATGTACGTGCTCCACTTAAATCGTTATCTTCAAAGTCATCAGTGTATATGTATACTACTTCACTTAATGCGTTGATATCATCAAAGTCTGTGTATGCTTGTTCTGCTGTGAATGATTCTGCCATGTTGTATGGGGCTCCGATTTGGTAACAGCGTACATAATCAAAACTGGCTGTTCCATTTCCTTCACCATCATTTTTAAGGTATATACTGAATGTTGTACCGAGTATATATTCGTTAAGACTGTTTGCTCCTAGTGTTATCCAGTCATATCCATTCCTGGAGTATTCCCCTATAACTAGGTTGTTTATTCCATCTAGTATTAATCGCATCCAGATTGGTCCATCTGCCATGGCTTCTTCTTCATATTTTTGTTCTTGTATTGTTGTATTTGCACCGCTGAGCGTTCGTACCATTTTCATGTTTTCATTATATTCTGCGGTTTGATATAGTTGATGATACACATCTATATGATTGTTTGCATTTATATCATAGCTTATTCCTGCTCTTACCGCTCCATTTGTTGTTCTTGCATGTTTTGTTAGTTTAGCTTCAAATATTGTTGTTTTTGTATATCCTGGTGCTGCTCCTCCTATATATAATCTTGGAGCGGTGTCTGTTCCACTTTCATATACTGCTGCTGCTGCTATTCCAAAGTCTATTTCACTGTTTGGTGCATCTCTTGCCCATTCTTTTGTCCCCGCTGAATAATTTGTTCCAGCCCATCTTGCTGGGAATTCACTGAACTCACCGTTATCTTGCCATTCATAATAGAGTCTTGCATTGTTATTTGTTGGTATAACTTGTACCCAGTCAATATTTGCGTAACTATTTCCCGCTGCTGCACTTGATACATTTTCATTATATATTATACTTGTTATAGTTGATACATCAAATGATATATCATCGGTATCTCTTACATGTTTTACTGTATCCCATTTTCTACAATCTTTGCTTATTTCAAGTGTTACACCTTTACCCATACTTGAACTATATGATGCATTAACTCTTAATCTTATATATAATGGGGCATTGTCATCATGTGCATAATATTCATTTCCAGCTGTAAATGATGTTCCTACTCCACCTACAAATTGTGTTAAGTATACATCACTATGGTCAACTGAACATGCTATATAATTATTTGTATCTGTTCCTACTCCAAATCTATGATCATATGCTCCACTGTTTGTTTTATAATAATCATTTAAACAGAATATTACATCGAATGATTCACCAGTTGCATCTGTATCAATTTCTTCATATGCATATATGTTACCAGTTTGTCCAGCATTCATTGTTCCAGTTAAATATCCAGCTGCTTCTGTTATTGTTTTATTTGCATCTGTACCACTTGTACTCCATGATAATGTTGCATCATCAAATAAGTCAGTAAACCATGGATGTCCACCTAATGTACTATCACTAGCATCTGCTGCACTACTATTACCATAATACATCCAAACATATTTAATATTAGGATTTGAATATACATCTTGTTGAGCTTCAGCTATACCATAATAATATCCATAATTACCCCAGATTTGACGGTAATCCTTTTCACGGAATCCATAATACCATGGCATTAACACTAAATATTTAGCTGTTGTACTATCTGTTTTACTAATTCTCCAATGATCTAATTCTGTTATTCCATCAAATCCACAGAATCTTATATCTGCAAAATCTGTTTGCATATGTGCATCATATGTTACATCTACAGTAAAATACCAGAAATCTTGGTTTATAGAGTTAAGTGCCTGGGTATTACTTATTCCATCGTATTCACCATATCCTTTTAGTATTTGTGGAGATTCTTGTATTGGTATTCCTTTACGATATGCCCAGTCTGAATCAAACCATGCTGCTGTTAATTCAACATCATCATAAGTATCACGGAGTAATGGCATATTAAATCGCATATTACCTAAAATAGTTGATTCACTTGTATCTGCTGTTATTGCACTTGCACATGCACTTTTAAGTAAATCAAGTGTTAATGTTGATTCTGCACCGGTTTGTGTGCTTAATATATTACGTTCATATATTAGTGTTTCTAATCCGAGGTTATCTAGTCCATAGAATTGATATGACCCGGAATGTGCATCTTCTGTTGCTACTTTTTTATATTTTACTGTTATCTTATTCCAGATTGGTGCCATATATTCAGATACACGGAACCGATTTTCTGCTACTCCAACTTCAGTATCAAATAATCCACTGGGCATCCATTTAAGATTATCTCCATCATTACAGATAAAATTTGATAGTTGACCTAATCGGTCAACAATACTTGCACCTTTATAACTTACTTTTTTTGTTACCATAATAGGCCTCCTATTTCATGTATGCTCCACTACTTGTATTTAATCCTGCTTCTTGATTTCCAAATGTTTTATAGCTTAAACTGTTACTTGTACTTCTTAATGCTTGTTGTAGTTTCATTGATTGTCTTATGTAATGCATAAAGCTTCTATGTGGTTGGTTGAAACTTAGTTCTGTTGTAAAGAAGTTATTTACACAATCTAATCTGTATTTAATTGATTTAACTTCTTGGGGTCCTCGTATTCTTCGACTTGGAATTGTTACATTTATGTATTGTCCTGGTTCAAATAATACACTACCTTTAACTAGTACATCGAATGATGGATAATGAAATGCTTTTTCATTTAATTGATTTGTTGCTAATCTTTCTGCATCTAATTGTGTTTTAACATCGCTTAAGAATTCATGATCCATTACATAATTATACCATTGAATTGAATCTAACTCCTTTTTAACTATTGCTCCAGTTCTAGTATCATCATAATTAAATGTTCTATGAGCAAAGTTTGTTAATCCCCAGTCCATTGGTAGATATTCTAAACTTGATACTGCTAATAAATTTTCTCCTTCAACAATATCTATTGGAAGAGTATAAAATCTTTTAGGTATCATTATAAGTTTATCATCTCTTCGTTCTTCTCCAGGACGTACATATGCTATTTGATTACATTTTTCACATAAGTCTTGGAGTTCATGAAGCGGTGTTTTTGTATCTGCACTTGCATATCTTGGCGCTGATTGGAAATCTCTATAACCCATTATATGATCTATATAAATACTTGAACATCTATTATTTAATAGTTGATGTTCATCTGGATATCCTACAAATCTTATTTCACTTATATAATAGTTTTCGGATGGATCATATGCATCAAATAATGCTTTTAAATCTACTAAGAAATTATTCCATTCACCATCATATCTAGGAAGTACTGTTCCGATAACATTACTTGTTACTGATGGTCCTGTGAATAATACTGTATATGTAGATGCACTTGTTGGTAATTCACCAGCTTGATACATGTCTATTTCAACATTAAATTTAACTGGATATATTATCCCAGCTCCACTTACATAATAATCGAAGTTGAAATAATTATATACTTTTGCATCCCATGTTCCAAGAGTATCACTGAAAATTGTTAATTCACTCCTATTTAAAGCACCGGGACGAATCTTCATTGAAGGTGCTGGATGTCCAAACATCGGTTGCCATTCAGCAGTCCAACCACTATTAGTTAAACCAGTAACATTTGTTGATGCTTCAAAGTTATTATACAATATATAATCCCTGGTAATAGCTTCAAAATTAATTCCAAAATCAGTTGAAGCTAAATATCTAGCTATTTCATTTACATTTGGGAATTGTGTAAATGGAAATTTACCACTTGTTTCTTCTGGAATATATCCTATACTAAAGTTTCTCCATACAAATGTACGACTTAAATCCATTAAACGATCAACTATATGAATACTTAATTCTGTACGATCATCATTTAATGTCCATCCTGATACATATCCACCAAACATTGGAATGGTAGACATCATATCTTCACCTATCCATATTGTTACTGGATCCCATGCATCAAACCCTAATGTACTATATGGATTATCATCAGTATAAAAATCTTCCTTAAATGCTACTTTAATAACTCCACTATCTACTTCATTAACACCATTAAATGTAAAATCTATATCTATTAAATCTAATCGTGTTTCACTTGGGCCTGTATAATCTCTTCCACCTTCATATCTTGTTATTGGTGAAATACGGGCATATGCCACAAATGCTTGTTTTGGTACAGTTATAACTAAACTCATGCTTCCATCATCAGTTATTTCTGTAATAGGACATCTTATCCATGAACCATAATCATCCCATGATCTATTCATATCTTCAGTTAAAATTGTTGTACCATCAACTGCTACTGTCATATTACCTGATACTTGTGGCCGTTTCCATCCGTATATTTCAATGAGATATTTACCACTTTTAGGTAAATCAAATGTTTTTGTGAATGTGATTTCTGAATTACTATCTGCTCTACTTAATCCTATCCAGTCACCATCAGGACTTTCTGTTGTATCGCTTGCTATAAATGATTTTATATTTTCATGTATAACAGTTGCATTATCTATACTATCTATTCTTACTTTAAAAAATGGGTCTAGTACGTGGTAATTATTACCAGGTACTACTAAGTTATTTACAAATTCCCTAATCATATTATCACCACTATACTATTTGTTTCCATGAAATTCTAGTTCTGGTTTGCTTCCACCATTGTTCAACTAATTGTTTTGCTGTATCAATACTTGCTGCTGCTTCTAATGCAGCTGTTGTCCATCCTATTCCAGTTATATCGTCTGCTGGTAAGCTGTCTGATTTGATTGTTGTTGGATCTTTTTTACCTATTACTATACGATTTGTATCGGTTGCATTTGTATAAATATATGCATAATATCCATCATCTAAATCTGTCATTGCTATATCTGCATCTGCTGCTGGACCACTTGTTAATGCTCCATTATGATAATATCTGTCTTGTATTGGATATGCTAATGCTGTATTTGGATGATATAATGTTATCATTGGACTGCTACGTGTCATATGTACTTTTGTATCATTTACTTGTAATATAACTTCATCATGTGTTATAAGTAATGCTTTTATTATTGATATACTTGTTCCATAATCTAATCGTGTTACTTCTGTCCATGCACCTCCATGATATCCACTTATAATCATTTCATCTGCATCAAATGTTAATCTAGTAAATCCATTCTTAAGAGTTGTTGTTGCAGGTGTTAATCTGGCATCTGTACTAAATACTTGAAAACTATCTGCACCATCGTTATTTGTTGTATATAATCTTGTTGCTCCTTTATACATATCTGCCTGTGCTATCTGGAATCTTAAAGGTACACTTGGTGTATCATAATATGCATAATTACCATCTTCGCCAACTCTATTTCCAGTTGCTGATGTTTGAACAGTTGCATTATATGGCATTACTACAATATTCTTATATGAACTCATATCAGTATTGACATTAGATGTATTATATACATTTATGAAATGATAACTACCAGTAAAACTTGTAGTATCTTTATTAAATACATATAAATATATATACATACCATTTTGTTGATTTATAAGATTTGTTACACCTTCATATATTGTAGTCCATGTAGTTGTTAATCCAAGATCAGTTTCAACTTTTAAATTATAGTTTTCATCAATGGTCATTTTAACTCCCATTTCAACATGTGTAACCCCTTGACTTGTAGCTGGAACTTCAGTTACCCATTGACCATTTCCTTTACTTGTAGCAACCTGTAAATAAGATGATGTATTATCTCCTATCCAATCAAAATATAAACCAGGATTTTTATTACGATATAATGCTCCTTCTATTGTTTGGTCTATATCATCAGGACTTAATCCAATACCCATACTCATATTATAAGCACCAGCAGCTGGAAATGCATTTACATCCAGTACAGTTTCAAGTGTAAATGGTGCATAATATTTATCATCACTACGAGCAAAAGCAACTGCAGGACTACCATCAACAGCTGATTGACATGCTATATCTATTTCTGCTCCATCACTCGCTCCACTAGTTGTTGCTGTGCTAGGATATTCTCTGATAGCTTGCCAGTTATTATATGTACTACCATCATCTTGTAAATCATATACTGTATTAGATGGTTCATATGTTATATCTAATGATATACCATCAATATTGCCTTTACTATAATCAAGTGTTAAATATTCACTAAGATGAGTAGCTATTAATTCACATTCAATATTACACTGAACTAATGCTGTATTAAGTAATTCAAATTCGATGTTTGTAAGTAAATAAAATCCTTTATGTTGGAAATAGTCATTATCAGTTAAACTTGTACTTGAATTAATCCATACAGGTTCACCAATCTCAACTAATCCTTTAAGCTGTAAAGCTTCATCATTACTACATATAATACTAAAACTTTCAATAGATTCAAATTGACCCTTAGTAAAAATAGTAGCATTGGAAGCTAATGTTTTCTTGCTTCCACTACTAACACCAAATACATTATTTTCCCATAATTGTGCATCTGTTATTGATACGGGTCCGATACTTGCATAATCTGTCATTTATAATCCTCCTAGAATCTTGCCGCATCAAAACCTATTGATGCATTTGCTTTTTCCACTTTACGTTTGAAATCATCAAATCCATATACATCTCCCTGGATAATAATGTTTCCAAAGTTACCGCCACCTGGACCTCTTGCTGGAGGTGTCATTGTACCCTCTAAGGCTTTTCTGGCAAAGTCATATTCTTTTCCACCTGGTGACTTCCACCATACATGGCTTCCACCATTCCAAGTACCTTGTACCATAGAACCCCCCCATCGGCCCATAGCACCAAGAGTCATATCAACACAGTTACCAGACATACCAGTACCTGCGGCATTCCATGCGTTTTTCTTATGGCCAGCGTAGTTCTCGTAATGTAATCCCATTCCGGGACCACGGGCACCTGATGCTCCTGCTGGTCCCATACCTAATACTTGACGTACAGTACCAACAATAGGGTTATTCATTACAAAGTCTTTAAGACCATTCCATGCATTTCTAGCGGCATCAATCGCGCCAGTAGCGACAGATATACCAGTATTTATCCAACTACCAACAATACCTTTCATCCAGTTCCAAGCATCGACAACCGCACCTATAGTATTAAGTGCAGCACCACGTATCCATGCCCATCCAGCATTCCAACTAGCGCCTAATTCTCCAACCTTAGTTTTTGCTCCATCAATCCATCCTGTCCATGATGTTTTAAACATTTCAACATTTGACATGAATGCTGAGCTCATATCACCAGCTCCAGATTTCACACTGTTAACAAAGTCATCCCATTCCTTTTTGTTATCATGTATAGTAGCACCATATTTTTTAGCATTTTCAATTGTTTTTTCATTATATGATTCTTCTGATACCGGTGTTCCAAGACCTAATAAATTTGATACACCACCGTATGCTTTAAATGCTTTTTGTCCAGTTAATGCTTCCATTGGTCCTTTAAGTATTTCAGCTAAAAAATCTCCAGCAATTAATCCACCAGCTACTCCAGCTAATGTTTTACCTGCTAATGCAGCACCTGCACCATATTTACTCCAATCTCTACCACCAGCACCACCAGCACCACCAGTTGGCATACCAGGACCTTTATTTACAGCGTTTGCTAATGCTGCTTTCTCTGCATCCTTACGATATGCCGCCATAGCAGTTGCTGCAGATGCTGTAGCTGTAACTAAAGGTGCAAGTGCTATACCAAGACCGATTAATGCTGCACCAACAAATCCAATAGTTGTACTCCAACCATTAGTTTCTTTATCTAAATCAAGTATGAAATTTAAAACTCTTTCAACATATGGTAAAAGTTTCATACCAACATTTGTAGCTGCTAATTCAACGTTACCTGTAATAACTTCCCATTTAGATGATGCTAAACTTAAAGTATCAATTTGCATATATCCTTCTTCAGTCATCGCTTGTTCTAATGCAAGAATACGACCATCAACTGTTTTAATTCCTTCTAATTTATCAGTATGGTTTTTAAGTATACCATCACGAACCATTAATCCAACATTACCAGTTTTAATATACTGAGTTAATTCCCTTTCAGCATTCACTGGAAGAATAGCTGCACCAGTTTGTTGAGCTGCTGTAACATACTTAGAAGCAACAACACCAAGACGTCTTAATTTATCTTCAGTTAAACTTGTTTGTCTTGCAAGAGCACCAGTTAATAAACTGTTCATCCAGGTATCACTACCAGGAACTTCAGCTACAATTTTCTGAATAGTATCTAAATATTTATCAGCTTGACCACCAGCCATTTTAGTACGAAGATATGCCTCGTTAAATTGACGTTGAGTTGCACCACTCCAAGCTAGTTGAACAGCTTGTAATGCTGAATATCCACCAGCAACACTGGCTAATGCATTACCTATACCACCAATACTATTACTAGCAGCACTTGCACCAGCTTTAATCATGCCAAATGTAGATGTAGATGTACTACCAAGCTTAGATAATGCAGATTGTGCTTGACTAGTACCTTTAGTCATACTATCGCCAACACTTTGACCAGCTTTCTGAGCACTATCACTAATTTGCTTCATACCTTTAGAAGCTGAATCATATGCACTTTTAGTTTTATCTGTTCCAGCAATTGTAATATCAATTCGTTTACTTGCCATTTACTCACCTCCTTTACATTGGTTTCCAATTTCTATGTTCATTTTTCCTAGCTTCCCGTTTACGTTTTTCATCTTCTCGCTTTTGAATTTCTTCTTCAACTAACCGTTCTTGATACCAATAACCATAGTAGCGATAGAATAAAGACTTAGGCATCTTCATCATTTCATCATGGCTCCAGCCACGGACCTCCGACATCTTATGTAACATGTAGAGGACGCCATGATGCCCTATTTTTGGCTGGCTGCCATCTTTTTTAGGGCTTCACGTTGTAATGCTGCAATCTCTTTATCATCAAAGCCTTGATCATATAAATCCTTCTTAGCGATATATTCTCTTAAGGCCTGGAATTGTTTAATTGTAACTTTCTTTGCTTCAGCACGGGTTAATTCAAGTATTTTAAATAAATATTCTTGAATAATTAACGCTGCTTTTGTAATGTTTTCCTCGGAATCCATCATAATTGTATCTAATTGCCCTAACATAAATTCTGCTTTTAAATATTCTTCTACTGCTAGATCACGGAATTTAATATCTTTACCGAATATTCTAACTGTAGATTGTTTACCATTGATTATGTCTAAATCTAAATCCATATTATCACCACAATAATTTGTTTTTATAATCCATATCGTTCTTGATATCTACTTTTCTTTTTATTTTTACGATCTAATTCTGAAACTCGTCTACGATTTTTACGTGTAGGATACTTTGTCCCATAATGGACATGTCCATAAGCTTCTATTGGCATAGTTTTCACCTAAAAAATAATAGGATTAGGCGTCTACGTCAGCCACTTCAGAAACCATTGTACAGGAGATAGGTCCATCAGGGGTAGGTGTTGCGTCAATTATTCCTTTAAATGCTATTGTTTGTTTTACACGGTCATCCCATGTTCTTTCAATTGATACGTCATCCCATAATGCTTTGTGTATAGTTAATGTTAATAGATCTTTTGTTGCTGCTGCACCTGCAAGAATTTCTTGTCCAGTAACAGTTAATATAATAGCACTATTTGCATCGGTTTCAACATATGTATCTGTTGTTGCACTTGTTGCACTTGATGTACCTAAGAAGTATTTATATTCATCATATCCATCAAAGTATAAAGTCATTTCTCCTTCAACCATAATAGTTGTTGGATAAACCATATTAGGTTCATATGCACCAAGACCAGTAGTACATAATGTACGTTTTTCTTGTACTCCACGATCAATAGTTACACTGAATGATTCAACATCACAATCAGCACTTCCACGAATACTTACACTTGCATCTCCATGAGTTAATGGACGAAGTGTAGTATATGATGGTGTTAAAGCTGATGTAATTATATCTCCAGTAGCACCAACCATTTCAACAGAACCCATCATATCTTCTCCAGGGTTTAAACTGAGAGTTAATGATTTCATGGTCATATCATGATATTTTTCTACTGCTAAATCATCAATACCAAGGAAAACAGTCCATATAGGTAATGTTTCAGCTACAGTATATGTGTGAGTATAACCTTCAGCATCTCCAGCACTAGCTGCACTACCAAATACACCATATAATGCATATGATAACATATCACCGTAACATGGGAATGATAATGTTCCTTCACTCTTAAGATTAGGTTTACGGTAAACCTTTGTTATTTCAACTGTATTATTACGGTATTCTTTAGTATATGTATTTAATGGACTGGATTTAATTGTCGGATAATCAGTCACAGGTACAAATATAGAAGCAGTTGTTTCAGCTGTACCAGCTGTTGCTTGCTTCTTAATTGCTACATATGAGTTTTTTCCCATATAATAAGTCATTTATTATTCCTCCTTACATTTTGGGCAATCTTTTTTGACTACCTTTTTAACTTTTTTAGTAACTTTCTGTTTTTCATCGACTAGTTCAAACCAGCCATTTAATAAAAACTCTAAATCTTCATCTTTTACTTCTACAATATCACCAGGATGCATAATTCCAACACGTGCAGTTGTTCCCGGGACTTTGCCAATATATCTTACTTTTGCCATTTAATCACCGTTTAATCTTAGTTTAACTGTTATTCTACAACCTGTAATTGTATTATTACGTTCACCTATATAATCTCCATAAATAATATTCTCAATTGTAGAATCAATAATTTCACTACTGCCAAATGCTGGAGTTGTATGTATATAATTAACAACAACATCACGTAAATCATATAAATGAGCTGTTGCAGTTTCTACTGTACCCTTTGATAATAATGTAATTAATATATCTTTATCATGCATAGTTGCTGTATTACATGTAGTATAATAGAATGTAGGATCCTGGGCTACCTCAACAAACGCTATTGCTCTAGCACCCATTGGAATATTTTCAGGTTTACCTAACCATACATGATCAAAATAATAATTTGGTGTTGGTGTTGCACTGTCATTTAATCCAGCAATTGCAGTTTCTACGGCTTGAGCCACTGTTTTAGTTCCCATTATAAATCACCTAACCATTCTGCAAATTCTTGTAATCTTTTTTCAAATTCTCCTTCCATCCGTGTGATTGCTTTATCAAAGAAAGGATTTGGTTTTGTTCCAGGATGTCTAACCTTTTTAACTGGATGTCTTGCTCCAGGCCAATATAATGCTTGACGATTCTTAGGTACAATATCGTGTGGACGTGTACCATCAATTACAAAATCAAAATATTTAACTGATCCTGCTGGTACAAATATACTTCCTGTTCGTCCAGAAACTTGTCCTTTAATTGCGCCTCGTAATTTACCAGTTTTAACCGGAGCACTATCTTTAACCCATCGTTCAGCTATATAAGTTAAATCCTTAAGTAATTTTTGTGATTCACTGGATAATCTACCAGCCTTTTCTTTAAGACTGGAGCTTAATCCATGATCATCAACTGTTATATATATATCTACCATATTGGGCCCCCTTAATCATCAGCGGGCCAAGTGGTATCATCTACATGACTGTAATCAGTGTCGTCGTAAGTTGTACGTTTATCACGTCCAGTGTATACTTTTCCTGGTGTTTTACTACTACTATATGGATGACTAAGATCATCTTCATCAGCAACACTACCCATATAAAGATTCATTAATCTTTCAGCTTCACTGAAATACCATGTAACAGTGTCACTTTCTTCTAAACTTACATCAAATAATATACGTAGGATAACTCCTGCTGCGTAATATTCACATGCCTGTTTAACTAATGCAGGTGTACTTGATAAGTTACTTGTTATATTAAGTAGTCCATTTGCCCATACAGTAGCTGTGCTTAATCCATATGCTTTGAGATTTGCTGATACTGAATCACTGACGGAGGTTAAGATATATCCTAAATTTGTACTATCTCCGTAATCTGCCATTTTATCTCATCCCTCATGATTTTAATATAACTTCAAGAGTACAATCAGCATACTTTTCACCTTCACTACCAGCAACCGTATAAACTATACGACCAACAAGACCTTGAAGACTTGTTAATGCAAAATATTGAGAACCAGCAGCAGTCATCTGAGTTATAGCTCCATTTGTATAATCAATATAATTACCATTACTATCTTTAACTTGAAGTTTAGCATCAAATGTAACTGTACCAGTTTCTGTACCAAGAGTTACTAATATAAGCATTTTATCATAATGACCAATATAAAAGTCACTACTATTTGTTGTGGTTGATCCACCAACACCAACAGTAACAGTTGCAGCATCAATAATGGTTTCTACTTTAACTTTCTTTTTTGTTATCATTTCCATTCTTTTTTACCTCCAAAAAAGTAAATAATATAGAGTTTAAACTCTATACTTAACTGTCTGTTGTGTCAGTTAATTTAACGTGGTAGTATAATCCAGCATATTTAAATACTGCACTTACAGCATCATCTGAACTATCTTTGTAAAGACCAACAAGACCAGTATCAAGATCTAATGAACCTTGTGTAGGTGCTCCAGCTCCAGCAATTGTTGCAGCTGTAATAGCAGCTCCAGCAAATTGTGGTAATCTTATAGCAGCCATTCTGTAATCTTGTGCTACATCTATAGCGTAATCAATTATACCGTCTCCACCTTTAACATAAACACCAGTTCCCTGGGTTATAGCTCCAGATCCAGATTCTTCCATTTCAACGTATAAACCGTATGCATTTGCTACTTCACTTGCATCAGCTACACTAATTTTAGCGTATAAAGCTTCTGCGGTTGCACCTGCATCCATGTTAGCGTTGATTGTTACTTTGGATTCTGTACCTACAATACGTCCGAGTGTTGCGGTTGTTGTTGTTGCTGCGTTAACGTATAATGCTTCGAAATATCCACCATCGTTAGCAGTAACTTTACCAGCTACTTTCCATAATCTTTCATGTCCTAATGATGCTGCAACGGCAGTGTACATACTGTCATCTGCTGCATTTCTTGTAGTTACTTCACCTATAAGTTTAGTGTTACCTACAACTTTTACACCGGTTTCTGTTATTTTAAGTTCATCAGCTGATGTAACATTATCTAATACTGCTCCACCTTTAAGTGTAATAAGTCCGGTTGAACCTACTTTAAATAAGTCATCTCCATCTACTTCTTCGACTATGAAAGATTCTGTCCCATCATCATCACCAAGAACAACTTTGACATCGAATCCATCAGCACCATTAATTTCTAAAGCTTCACCAGCTGTTGCTGTTAATGAGTCTGCTGTTATACCATCAGCTACAGTTGCACCAGTAATTGTAACTGCACCAGTTAATCCTATTTTTGTTTCAGTTATTGTTAATGTATCTGTTGCGGAACTGTTTGTTATGGTTGCACCATTTTCTAATGTAATAACTCCAGCGGATGATATTTTAAATAAGTCTACACCGAGTACATCTTCTACTAAGAAATATTCAGTTCCATCATCATCGCCGAGTTTAATACCTACATTGTAACCATCTGCACCGTTAAGTGAGAATGCACTACCAGCTAAAGCTGTTACACTTGTAGCACCAGTAATTGCTTTAATTACAGGACTGGTTAATGTTTTTCTACCATTAATTAAATCTTCTATTAAACTATGTTTTGCGCTTCTTATAATTTGAGCCATTTATATTCACTCCTATTTTAATTGTTTTTGTTAAGTTGTAAATTCTTGTTAATTCCTTCTAGGCTATTCATCCCATTTCGGCTAGTGTAATCGGGACACATTTATATGAAGGCAAGAAGTGACAGTTATTGCACTGGTGTCATACCAGTCTTTTCTTTAATCTCTTTATCTTGTTTTTCTTTCTGATATTGTTCTATTAATTCATGATTTGAAGTTTCTATTAATCTAAGTAACTCAATAATTGTATCGTATTTAACATCTTGTTCAAGACTATGAGTTTTTGCTAATACTATTCTGTTCACAAATAATTTCCACATTTCTTCATATATATTCATATTTATCACCACAATAAATAAAAAATATGAGTCGTTTGATATAGGGTAAACGACCCATAAACACTATTCTTTTACAAACTTAGATACCGTTGTCGTAGTAAAGAGCGTAAGGCAGTTTAGAAGCAATACCTCTTTCAGCAAACATTTCTACAACTATGTTGTATGGGTATCTTTCTTCTACGTATTTGTTGACGTTAAGATGCCCTGATTCCATTGTGGACATACCTGGGTCTTTGTATTCGTAGATTGTAAGTCCTGGGTATCTTTTATCCATACCGAGTAAGTATCCTTCAGATAGTTCTGAGGACTGGGTACCTAAATTATGTAGGCTTACACCGTTAATGTTAGGTACTTGTCTTCCTTCACCAAATGGACTGAGGACCCAGTTAATATCGATTGCCTGTAAGTACTTCATTATTTCGAAGTAGTTTGTTTTGTTCAGGAACATATCGGTCATTTCATATGGGTAACCTTGGTTCATGGATGCTTCAACAGCAGATATAATATCTTCGGTTGGAGTTGCACTGGATGAAGACCATTCAGCAGTAGGTGTAAATGCAGATGCAAATGTAGTGTTGGTTGTTCCACCAGCGGTTTGCCATGCAGAGATGATATCATCATTCATTTTCTTAGCCATACCATATGCAGCTCTGTCAACAGCACGGGATATTTCATCAATGAATGCAGGTTCTCTAAGTTGTCTCTGGGAGAATCTTAATTGGTAACCAAATCTTTCCATTGCTCCATGTGACTGGGTGATACTGGATACTTCAATCTCTGTTAATTCACCAAGCTCGAGTAATTGAGCAGGTTCAGACATTTTACCAGCGGTGATATCTGCACCAGCTGTAGTTAAGTCTTCAAAGTATGAGAAAGAGAGTGCATCAGTTCTTACTACTGGGAAGAAATCTTTAAATGAGAGCATAGCTTCCATTTTCTTATTAATAATACCTTCTAAAAATCTAGGTTGTAATGCAGCTTCAGGGCTTAATGTTAATGTTGTCATAATTTTCACTTCCTAATTTTATAATTCCTTAATTTTGTTTAACCACGTAATGTAATATATAAAATATAATTATTCAATCTTAATCTGCAGGGTTATGTCCAGCGTATCCTACGAGAACAGCTATTTTAACACCATCAGTACTGTATGTTAATGCTACCATTGAACCGTAATCAGTTCCATTGTCACCAACAACATTTGTTTCAGATTCTGAAAGTTCAAGACCTGATCCTACTGGTATTGTTCCATTGGATTCGAGTTCAATTATTCCAATACCGAAAAATGCTACATCTACTTTTCTCTGGTATGCAGCGGTTGGTGTTCCAGCTGAGGTTGTTGCGTTATCTACACCCCATGGGCTAGATACAGCCATACCAATAACTTCATCAAGGTCATTTCCAGCTATTGCCTGTTCTACAGTTATAACATTTAATTCTGTGCTTGATACATCTAATCTTACTAGATCTCCTTTAGATATAGGATACTGGTATACAGCTACATCTTGCTGTCCACCTACTTCATTGAATCCAGTTGTGTATCGGGTTAAAGTTCCCTCATGTGCGTTGCATGTAACTACAGGGAAATTTTTCATAAATACGTAACTTGTTCTTGCTGTCATATTTTTCACTTCCTAATATTATTATTTAATTTATAAGCCCATTTGAGCTAACATTTGTTTATATTCTTCAGACTCGTACCATTCAGGATCATCCATACTAATCTTCTTTGGTTTACGAGGCTTTGTTTGTTCTTCTATCTTAGCGAGTTTAGCTTCCATACCAACCTTAACCACAACAGGAGCAGCTTTAGCAAATATTTCAAATGCTTCAGGATCTGCAGCTTCAAATGCCTCTAATGATTTACGTTGTTTAGGTAATGCTTTACCAGCCTGGATAAGCTTCTGGACTGCATCAGATTTCTTAGCGTCCACTTTAGGTTTTTTACCACCTAACATTTCTTTGAGTTCAGCTATTTCTTTTTTGAGTGAATCCAGTTCAGATACTTCCTCTTCTTCTGGTTCTTCTTCATCTTCTTCAACAGCTGGAACTTCTTCTTCTTCAGTAGGTTCTTCTTCTACTGGAGTTTCAACTACGGGTTCTTCTGTAGGTTCTTCTACAGGAGCTTCATCGACGACAGGGGTCTCTTCTACCGGTGTTTCTACTACTTCATTTGTCACGTTATCTTCCTCCATTTTACTACTACTTGATGTCAGGATCAAACTGTCTGGTTGTGCACCGACTTTACATACTTGACATCCACCTTCTTGTACAAAATCTACACGTTCAACATCAATACTATTTACAACATAATCAGCCTTTCCAGTTGGACAAGGCTTAGCGTCCATAGCTCCGACTATACTGTAAGCGGGGAGTTCCCCTACATTATTGAGGCCACGTATTGCATCATTTGTAATTTCGGAATCTAGGATATAAATACTATTTCCATCAGTACCAACCTTAGTTACATTACCGACATCTAATAGATTCATCTTAGCGAGAATCTCATTTTCACTTAATATATCGTCGGATAAATGGTCGATACCCATAGGCATCCTTCCCTGATCCTTAATTAAACCTTTAATGCTATCAAATGTTTGCATTATGGTTTCTTCTGGTACATATATCTTGGCAGGCTTATTATTCACGAATACATGATGTATTCCTGCACTCCATATACGACCATCTACCTCTGGCTTACCCATGGCAGCCTTCATCGATAGTTTAGCTGTTACGGCTTTTTCACTTGCCATATATTCAACTCCTATCTTCTTCATATAAGCTTTAGCTTCTTCATATGTATATTTATCTTTACTAAAACGATAAGCTTGAGCTGTCATTTTATCATCTGTTTTACATAATATCAAGCTTACTCCATCACTAATACGTTTACGTTTAAAGGATTTATCCTGACAACTATCAGGATCCTTTATCCGAAACGCATGTTCATTTGGATAAGGCATCATTCATCACCTCTCTAATATTAAATCAATGATATAATCTAAACGATCAAATGCATTAACTCGTTGTTCAGTAGTATACTTGGTTGTACTAAGTATATCTACATATTCAATTGCTTTCTCTTGACTGAAGTATCCATCACTGTCAAGTACTGGCATGTGCCAATAATTCTTAGTAGGATTAATTTGTTTATCAAAATATCCATCAGTCCATAATATATCAAATTCACTATAATCAGATACAAAGAGTATACAGGATTGAATCCATTCATCGACTGTATAATCTTTAGGATTAAAACTTGCCACGGATTCTCACCTTCTTCTTAGTTGATTTACTTCTTATCGGAGTTAATCCAAGTTTACTCATTGGTATTTGACTGTCATATGCATTAACTCTTCCAGCTTTAATACTGGATAATATTTCATCTATGCTATTATTCTTACTCTGTACTTCTGTAAGGGCCATACCAATACTACCATTCTTATGTCCGTCACTTCCACCTACTTGAGGTAAACCATTAGCTTCTGCTAATTGACGAGACTTAAAGTTAGTATATCCTTGACCATATCGGCTATTAACTGATTCTATTGCATGTACAGGTACATTCTTAATAGCATTTGGTCCAATGTTATGGAAGATACCATCACGGAATCGTGCCATACTATGAGCACTTATAGCTACTCCACCTTGAGCTCGGATAGCTAATGCTGTAGCTCTTGGACTGAGCATTGGGCGAATAGGTTTAGTGATGCCCAATGCTATCATGTGACCCTTTGATGTTGTTATTTCAACACCAGGGATAACCTTAAAATTCTTTGTACTATACTTTGCTGCTGTTGCATTGGATAACTTAACATTATGATCAGTTATAACAATACCATCTAATTTTAATTTCTTAGCTTCTTTAACTACATCAGCTAGTTTCTGTTTACCATCACTACTAGCAGTTGTATGTACATGAAGATCATAGACTCTACGTTCACCTTTAGGTATATCTACCTTCTTAGTATTGTACTGTTTAGCTTTACCAGCCTTGATATCTTTAATTACTTGTGCACGTTGTGGTCTTTGTAGTTGATGACGTTTCTCTAATATTGGATGTCGAACCTTCTTATAAATCGCTTTCTGTTTAGCATATAATTCACTACGAGGTATAGTCATCGGTCCATATCGATCTATCTTATCTGTACCACGAACTACTTTACCATGCTTCTTACCAAAGTTTACACGTTCACTAAGAACATATTTAACTTTACCAGGATTCTCTCTAACCTTTTTAATTGCATCTTGATAATTATTTGTATAATAAGTCTTTCTATCAGTAAATCCAATACGATACTGTGTAGGTCTTGTTGGTTGTGTACCATCAGCTTTAATGTTGTAACCTTGAGCTAATAAGTCATTACGTACTTTAGCATTCACTTGACCTTCTCTTGCTGCATATGCTCCAGCTTCATCTAATGTTTTAAAGAATGCTGCTATACATTTACAATTAACATGTAATGGAGGTATAGCAAATGTATCAGTTATATCAAAGATTTCACCTTCATATTTACTGAAACAATACTTACAAGCAGCTGCTCTTGATTGTACAACAAAGAACTTAGCTCCATTCTGTACACCTTGAGCATACCTAGTCATATTAACAGCACGATTAGTTTCAGTACGAGCAATCATATTAGCTCTATTCTTATGAAGATTAAACTGTTGTTGTAATTGTTGACTTATCTGGGTTGGTGTAAGATTATTAGCAATACCACGCTGTAATGTATCAGCAATATCTCTAACTACACCATTCTGTAAATTCATCAATTGATCTAGGCTAGCCTGTTTAACCATATCAAGTACCTTAGCTCTACTTGCCTGTGTTAACCCAGGACCAACTAAAGGACTATTACTTCCTTTAGCTACAGCTTTCTCTATATTCTTTAGATAACGTTGCATATTAGTTAAATTACTATCATTAAAGAATATACCCAGACTAGCCTTATTGCCAACTCGTTTAACTATTGTTGCATAATCTTTACCATTACGAACCATATTTAAAATACTATTCTGGAAGGGAGTTAATATACTACGGAGGATGCCAGCTTGACTCTCTCCAATCCCTTCCAAGAATATTCTCATCTTATCAAATGACATGGACATCCTCCTTTATATTTTATTGTTCTGTTGCTTTTTCAATTTGAGCTGGTGTTACATTAGGCTTCTTAGCAGGGAATGCCTTCTCTACTTGACCTACTAGTTCTTGTTGTTCAGGTGTTATTTCTCCTGGACGATTATTATCACTGATTGGCATTGGTTTCTGTTCTTCTACTAATTCATCTACATCAACATCACTAAATTTACTAATGACATCAGCGAGTAATTGTCTGAACCATGTACTGTATGGATCTATTGCACCTGCATCTATTAATGGTTTTAATTGAGCAAGTAATCCTAATGTATCTACTTCTTCGAATGTTTCAAATTCAACAACTGGATAATTTTCTATATCACTCCAGTTCATATCAATTAATTCATTAATTTTGATTTGTAATTCTGCTGCTATATCTGCATGAATACCATCAAGGAATACATCTAATACATCATTCTGAGTCTTAGATTGTGCATATGCTCCAGCTCCATCTTCTTGACCTAGAATCATTGTACCTATATTCATTTTACGGAATATCATATTGTCATGATAATCAATAGCATCTTTGAACCCTTCACCACGATGGGTTGATTCAAGTACTTCTATACGATCATTTAATCCAGCAGTTATATTGGTTCTTCCTTCTTGTATTTCATCTAATTGTTCCCTGAATGCATCTTTAAATGCAGGGTTTTCAATGAATCCAGCAAGTGTTGGACCTTCATGTTTCTGAAGGAATACATTCCACCAATTTAATATCTTTTGTTTCATAAACCAGTTCTCATATACACCATCTAATATAGATGTACCTTCACGGTTACCAAACTTTTCATCATAAGTATATATAAGACATTTAGCTGGATCAATCTTAATAGGATCTTCATCATCAACTGTTTGTACAATCTCTTCTACATCACCTTCATCATTATATTTAAATGGACTTTGTATTGTTTCAATTGGTATTGGACGAATCCTTTTAATCATCATATGTTCATCATCATCATCCATACCCCATATGATTTCACTTACACTATATCCATAAATAATTGCTGTATAAATATCATTACGTACCTTCCTCATAGGGTACTTCATGTTATCTATCATCTTCTCTAATTGATCAGCTATTTCAATATCACTATCTTCCTCAGAGGCTGGTGTTATCTTAAGTTTTCGACTGAGTAGGAACATTCTGATAAGCTCGAATCCACTCTTAATCTGAGGGTCCATTAGCATCTTATCATAATCTTCGTAATCTAATTCTCCTTCACTTTTATATGAT